AAGCAATCCGTAGAACTCACTCCTGAAGCAGAACAGAAGATGGTCGAATATTTAGCTCAGCCAATTACTGATGCTAACGGTGACCCATTAATCAACCCTCAGAATGGTCAGATCATGACCAAAGGATTGTTGGTGATTAATGGTCAATTATCGCTTGATGATGTATATAAGATCGTCGGTGCTAATACTGTAAAGACTGACGCGATTCGTTCTGAACTCAAAGAAGAGATTAAAAAAGAAATGGCGGCTCGCCAAGCGTCCAAAAGACCTACTATGCAATCTTCAGATTCTTCACAATTCGGTGATAAAGAAGAAAGCGACCCATTCCTAGATGGACTCCTTGGCTAATTAATATTTAGAAAGGATTCAAAATGGCTGTTAATTTGGCCCAAAAATATTCAGAAAAGCTCGACCAAGCTTTCTCCCACGGTTCTTATACCGATGATTTTGTCAATAAAGACTATGACTTCGATGGTGTCAGAACCGTCAATGTCTATACTGTAACTACAGTTCCACTTAAAGACTACGATCGCACAAGCACTGGTGACCGTTACGGCGGGAATAACGAATTGCAAGATGTTATCACACCATACACCTTGACCAAAGACCGTGGCTTCAAGATTGCTATTGATGACGGTAATAATAAACAGCAAGTAATGGCGAAACGTGCTGGAGAAATCATGAAAGCACAGCTTCAAGAACAGGTTGCCCCAGAAATTGATAAACACCGTCTCTTGGCGGTCGCAACTGGCGCTACAGCTGTTAATCAGAAAATTACTCCAACCACCGGAAAAGCTTACTCCGATGTCCTTAGCATGGGTGAATTCTTAGACGAAGCCCAAGCCCCTCTTATTGGTCGTATCTTAGCAGTTACACCAGCGTTTTACAAATTAATTAAGGGAGATATCGTAACCAGCACTAACGGTTCCGATTATATCGCCAAATTGCTCGGTAGAGGTTTTGTTGGCGAACTTGATGGTGTTCCAGTCGTGAAGATTCCAACCTCCTACTTCCCACCTAAAACCCATGCTTTAATGTGGCACAAAAAGGCTCTGCTCGGAGCGAAAGAAGCTGTTAAAACTCGCATCATTACGGATTCTGAACTTGTCGATGGTAAGAAAAAAGCAGTTGCTTCTATCGTATCTGCCTAGTAGGGGTTAAAACAAACACTAAAACAAATGAAAAAGACACTTCGCCGAGGGGTGTCTTTTTTGTGGTATACTAAAATAAATGGCGATGTGATAGGTTCAATTTTGGAGAACTACACATTTAGCAATCTTGTAAAAAGAGTGAAGACTAGACTCAATGATGAGGAGTTTTCCGATGATGTTATCAAGGAGTTTTTGAACGAAGCTCAGTTTGAGATTTTAGGCGAAGATAAACATACGTTCTTGGAGAAGGTGGATGAGTTTGATGTCTCTCCGTCAGAGACAGAACTTGATTTACCTCGAGATTATCAATCAACGTTTATGGTTTTTGCAGTAGATAAAGATGGCAATAAAAGACAACTGGATTATGTACCTTATGAAGACTTCTTTAATTCAAAATTGCCAAATAAATACACGATTTTCGGCAACAAGGTTTTGTATAAGCTTGTAGACAATTCAGACAACTCTAAATGCTGGAAAAATAGGCTCACAATTCAGCACTTATATTTAGCAAAGCCTACAGAGATGATAGAAGATGATGATGAACCAGTTCTCCCTTACGAATATAGCGAAGCATTGATCTACTTAGCCCTATCTCGAGCAGAAAGACTACGAGATAACTTCGATTATGCCCAAATCTACGAGAACAAAGCAGAGACTATTATAACGAACCTTAAAACAAGGTATGGTATGAGACAGATGAAGCTCAAAAATCGCGCTAGATTACCACTTAATCTAAAGTACGGAGGCTAAAGATGCCAATCTCACGTTTTAATAAGGTGGGGGCTATCCCAAGCACCTCCACGACCAAAAGCTCGCCAGTCACAACTAATTTTTCTAAAGGTATTAAAACCTACAAGCCAAACGACACAATGGCTTCAGAGGAGCTGTATTTGGCACAAAATGCCAGGTTTGAGCGGATTGGCGAGTATAAAACCAGAAGAGGTTTCACGAAGCTCTGCGAGCCAATTGGTAAACGTATTTTGATAGAGAATTACCAAAGCTCTGGGTACTCTTTCAGCGAAGATAAGAAGCAATTTGGTGTTGTAGTTCCTAGCAACGGTATTATCTACTCGCTTAAGGTCAAAATGTTAGTTACTGATGACACTTACGGTATCTTTGAGGCTAGAGTCTATAGTAATGAGGGTAAGTTAATCACTAAATCATGTGCAGATATTAAAACTAGCACATCAGAGCAAGAAGTGGAGTTTGTATTTATAGATGCTCCAGAGATTAAGCAGAACGAGGGAATCACGGTGAAAAGCGGGCTTCAACATAATGAGAATAGGGAATTTAAACTTGCAGTCTTGAATGATAGTATCATGTATCAACTCTACACAGCAGAGGCAGGTAGTATTCCAAATGTTTTTGAGGCCAATATTGATGGCATTAAAACTATTCTATTTCCATTTATTACAAAGAATAAATCTGAACTTTATCGGTTAATGGCAGATGGTAATGTAGTTAAGATCAGAGATCTCCCAGCAGATACTAAGAATGTTAGATTTAACCAGAACCTAAACAAAATCAGATATGTGAATGGTAAAGAATCGGTTAATCTATTAGATCCAGCTGATTGGTCTACTTCGGTAATTCCAACCATGGATGCGCAGACCGATACCGACCTAAAAGCCAAACTGTCGAATATTATGGATGGGCAAGAAGATAACCTTATCTATTTCGATGCCGAAGTGGATACTAAAGCGCTCTGGTCTTACCCATATGGAACGTTTTTAAAGTCTAAACCAATTGAATCTTATGATAAATTTGATCGTGATTTTTACCAGAACTTTCCTGCAATCCAGACGGGAGATCCTCTCACAGCCATGTTTAAGCTGGGTGGAGTGATCTATATTCAGACCAGAAACCACAAATATCAGATGTTCAGCCAGACGGCAGACACATGGACACAGCAAGAATCTAACGCTCAAGGTGGTACATTTAGTCAAGAATCGGTAGTTTGTGATTCTAACTATGCTTATTTTGCGAATGATAAAGGTATTTTTATATTCGATGGAGCTAGCGAATCTTCACTCACGGAGTCATCTATTCAAAATGTTTATGATTCTATTCCAGATAAGGAGAAGATTGTATTGGATATTTACAATAACCGTCTATATGTATTTTATCCAAGCAATAAAGGCGGAGAGAATGATAGTTGCCTTGTTTATAATCTCAATCTAAGACTCTGGGAAAGTTTTGACACAAATACCTATGTGGCATCTACTTCTGGACGAAGAAATACCTCGAATAGACTTATTTGCGGTCATTCTAAGATTGGAATGCTTATGCTCGCAGAAGACTTATCTAACGATTATAACGATCTTGGTGGAGCGATTGATTTTGATATTAATACTGGGTATCAGCATTTTGGCTCACCTAGCCAACTGCATCGAATTACTAAGTGGAGACCAGAATTCGCAACCACACAAAAACCATATACGGTGGAATGTGGTTATGCTCTGGATTATTCGGATAACGTAAAATATGCTTTTTCAATCAACCTTAAAAACAAAACAAACGTAAAAATGAACTATGTTTGGGATAATACTAGAGAATATACTGGGATAGTCGAGACTAAGCTAACAACTACACCTAAAGTCCATGGTGAGTTTAAAAGATGCCAGATTAGATATCAGCACCACGCTGCATTCGAGCCAGTCAACTTCAAATCGCATACATTAACAGTTCAAACACAGAGGATTAGATAATGGCAAATCGTTTTACTCCAATACCATCAAATGCTAGTCTCCAGCAAGCCCTACAGCTTATCAATCGAGACTTAATGGCTCTTGATGCTGAAGCTACGACAAAAAGCTATAAACAAGCAGGCGGTAATGCTGTTGTAATCGGAAAGCTTCCAAATAAAAAGAATGGCATCACTCTTAGCGATACTGGCAATCGTCAGCGAATCTTGCTTGGACAGCATCCAAAAGATGGGCATGTAGGGCTATGGATCACCAAAGAGGGGGTTGACGTTATGGATGAACTAAAAAATGGCTAATCCACGTAATTTTATCATCAACACTGACTATCCAGTAGACCATGTTGTTTATATAAAAGATGTAGTAGTTCCGTTCTCATCCACGGGCATCGAAATCGAACATGGTTTAGGGTTCGCACCGCTTCTGATGGGTTTATTTTCTACTGATGATTGGAATACTTCTATGCCTATCGACACTCCTGCCAGCTCTGGGGATAATATTGGTAATCTTCAGACGGAAACCACACAAAGAGTTATTAGATTAATCAATTATGGTCGTCTCAATCGACTAGTCAAGGCTAGGCTTTTTGGACTGATGCCAAGTGACGTTAATGTTGATGTGATACCACCTAAAATACGCTACTCTAATTTCAATTTTAATACTGACTTTAACTACTCAAAGCTAGTGAAAGCTGGCGTATTTAATGCTAATTGGAATTCAGGTGAGAATATTGTATATCATCACGGACTGGGTTATATCCCAGAGGTGGAAGCATGGCAAGAAGATATTAGTGGCGTGGTTAAGAAGTTATTTAATATTTACGATCCTAATGGGGTTAATTTCTCAAGCATGGGTAGTCGAATTGTCTACGCTAAAATTACTACACAAGACTTTATTATTCGTACTGATGGAGCTAACCAAGACATCGCTAAAATCCATTACCGCATATATGGAGACCAAAATGGTTAAGATTGCTAATTTTATTCTTAATTCAGATTTTCCAGCCTTGGCTCAAGCATACCAAAAAAGCCACACAGCTACTAGTTTTGCTGGAATGCCAGTGAGCGACGCAAAATGGCGAGAGGATTATATTGATATAGTAGTTCCGAATGCTAGTACAATTCAAAGGGTCAACATCCAGTCTCACTCGTTGGGGTTAATCTCCCCAGG